GCAGGGTATGGCTTTTGCTTATAACGACGATGGAGGTAATAGAGCTAGTATGATTTATTACAATCCAGGTACAGTAACAAGTGCTGAAAATGCATCCTACTACTTCGGTATAGAAAATGAATTTATTGATTCAGCAAGTATTGTAGCAGGTAATACTGTAGAACAATCCAGAACAAGTAGTTTGAATTTAAAAATGTACGGTAATGGAATGATCGATTTAGTTGGAGCTTATCCAACTATAGGAAATACACAATGGAGATTACCAGTTGTATCAGGGTCAGCAGGACAAGTACTTAAGTATCCTTCATCAGGTATCCTTTTAGAATGGGGTAATTCAAGTGACCTAACAGGTTTAAACTTAATATCAGGTTCAGGTCAAATAGACGGCTTAGGATTTTTACAAACTGGTTCTTTAACTAGTTCTTTAGATAGTTTAGGATACTTAGACAAAACAGCAAGTAGATTAGATATTCAAGATTTCTTAACAGGATCATTATCAGATGTAATAACTGGATCAAGTTTAGATTTAATTTCTGGTTCTGGTCAAATAGACGGATTAGGGTTTTTACTTACTGGTTCTTTAGGAGACAAAATAGACGGATTAGGAAAGAACTTCTTTACAGGTTCAGGTCAGCTACCAGGAGGATTAATATCCGGTTCAGGTCAGCTAGGTGATTTGAACTTTCTTAATAAAACAGAATCAAGATTAGATATTCAAGACTTTTTAACAGGATCATTATCAGACGTAATAACTGGTTCAAGTTTATCTTTACTTTCAGGTTCAGACCAAATAAGTGATTTAGGCTACTTAACTGGATTAGGAGGAGGATTAATATCAGGTTCAGGACAAATAAGTGATTTAGGTTACTTAAGTGGATTAGGAACAGGATTAATATCAGGTTCAGGACAAATAGGAGGCTTAGGGTATTTACTTACTAGTTCTTTAGGAGACAAGATAGACGGGTTAGGAAAGAATTTCTTTACCGGATCTGGTCAGCTACCAGGAGGATTAATATCCGGATCTGGTCAGCTACCAGCAGATCTTATTTCTGGATCAGGTCAGTTGAATGATCTTAACTTCTTAAACAAGTCTGACAGTAGATTAGATATAGACGACTACCTTACAGGATCTCTAGGTTCTATTATTGGTAACTCTACCTTAACATTATTTTCAGGATCAGGTCAGCTACCAGCTGGATTATTTTCAGGATCAGGTCAGCTACCAACTGGATTATTTTCAGGATCATTTGGAGACTTAGCCCCTACAGGCTTACTATCCGGATCAGGTCAGTTAACAGATTTAAACTTTTTAGATAAATCTGACTCTAGATTAGATATAGATGACTACCTTACCGGTTCTTTAGGAGCTATTATCAGCCACTCAGCATTAGCCTTATTCTCTGGTTCAAGTCAAGTATCATTTACAGGAATAGGCTCTAAGCCATCAGGATTAGTATCAGGATCTGCTCAAGTATCATTCACAGGATTAGATAACATTCCATCCGACATAGTATCAGGATCAGTTATAAGGTCACTACCTTCTGATTTAGTATCTGGTTCATCACAAATATCATTCACAAATATAGGCTCTAAACCTTCTGGATTGATTTCTGGTTCAGGTCAGTTACCAACAGGATTAGTTTCCGGATCAAGTCAAGTATCCTTTGCCAGTATAGGTTCTAAACCAACAGGATTAGTTTCCGGTTCAGGTCAAGTATCATTTACAGGACTAGGTAATATACCAGCTGATATAGTATCCGGATCAGTAATACGAGAGTTACCTTCTGATCTAGTATCTGCTTCAGCACAAATATCATTTACAAATATAGGATCTAAACCAACAGGATTAGTATCTGGATCAAGTCAAGTATCCTTTGCTAGTATAGGATCTAAACCATCAGGGTTAGTATCTGGATCAAGTCAAGTATCCTTTGCCAGTATAGGTTCTAAACCATCTGGCCTTGTATCAGGATCAGGTCAAGTATCATTTACAGGGCTTGATAACATACCATCCGACATAGTATCCGGATCAGTTGTAAGAAGTTTACCTTCTGATTTAGTATCTGCTTCAGCACAAATATCATTTGCAAGCATAAGCTCTAAACCAACAGGATTAGTTTCTGCTTCTGGACAAATATCATATAGTTCTATTTCATCTCTACCAACGTTATTCGATGGTGATTATGATAGTCTATCAAGTAAGCCAACTTTATTTGACGGTACGTATGCTAGTCTATCAAGTAAACCTGCTTTAATATCAGGAGGAGCTCAAATTACATTTGGAGATATACCTTCCCTACCTACATTCATTACAGGATCAGCCCAAATTACAGACCTTGGATTTACTGGAGATTACACTCACCCTAATCACTCTGGGGATGTAACATCAGCTGGAGATGGAGCTACTACGATAGCTGCTAATAAAGTTACCCATGCTAAATACCAGCAAATAGCAACCGATACTATTATAGGTAGAACAGCATCAGGAACTGGAAATGTAACAGCATTAACAGCTGCAGAAGTAAGAGCTATTTTAAACGTTGCAAATGGTGCAACAGCTAATACAGGAGACATTACAGCAGTTACAGCAGGATCTGGTATGAGCGGTGGTGCTACATCTGGAGCTGCTACAGTAACATTAGGAGATCCAAGTACTTTAACTGCAGCAACCACTAACGGTACTACAGCTACATCACATACACATACTATAACAACTACAGATGACGGAACAGCTAGTACAATTGTAGCTACAGACGCTAATGGGGAAATATCAGCTGCTAACTTTAATACTACTTCTGATAAAAGATTAAAGTCTAATATCGAACCAATAAAAGAAGGTTTGGAAGTAATAAAAAAATTCGTATCTTATGAATACGAACTTAACGGTAAACAAGACGCTGGGTTTATTGCTCAAGAAGTACAAGAAGTATTACCTTACGCAGTACAAGAAAAATCAGATGGTTACTTAGGAATGAATAACAAACCAGTACTTGCTCATTTACATAAAGCTATATTAGAATTAGATCAAAGATTAACTGATATAGAAAACAAAATAGGATAATATGCCAGCACCAGGATCAGGTAAGATATACGAGTTTAATAGACTCGAAAGCGGAGGAATGGTAACCGCTATACAAGGCTGTAATATGACTACAGAGTATGATATCAATGCCAGCAACGATCCTCGAACTACATTTGGAACATATTACGCTATACATGCCGGAGCACAGAGCATTGCTAATATAGACACAAGTACAATATTTTATAGTGACTTTGGGACTGAATTTCCATTTGTTGGACAAGACGAATGGTACGGTGTTAGAGAATCAGGTTCAGCTGATGATGTAAAACCAGAAATAGTTGTACAGATAAATGACTCTGGAGAGGTATCCACTATCTTTACCTGTGCTCTACTAGGTAGATTCTCAGTATCTGGTAGTATACCTTACGTAGATTATTATGCAGGTTCTTTTACAATGTTTGAATCAGGAGCAATAGCAGCAGGTTCAGCATCAGAGGGAGGAATAAAAAGAACAGCTGCTAATAGAGGAGATTATACATCTATAGAAGGAGCAGTATCTGAATCGTGTTTTGATTTTGGTATAGTATTTTCCGGCAGTAACTTTAATGAATTTATTTCTCAATCTATACCAGAAGGTTTTGATGAAACAATCACCGGGGAAATAATTACAGACCCATCAACACAAATTTCAAGTTCACTACAATTTCAAGGTTACCCACTAGGAGGATTTACAGGTAGTGGAATGGGTAGTGAGTAAAACTAAACATAATGACAGAACCAATTTGGACTTACGACGGTAAATTAATTACCGAAATATCCGATATGCCAGAAGGAACTTACGGATTTATATACGAAGTAACACATTTAGAAACTAAACAGAAGTATATTGGAAAAAAAGTTTTGTTTTTTGAAAGAAACAAAAGACTAGGAAAAAAAGCTTTAGAAGCTTTAAGACTAGAAAGAAAAGCAAAAGGAATCGGAGGAAGAACTCCTGCTAAACAAAAAGTAATAACCGAATCAGATTGGTTATCTTACTTTGGATCTCATCTAAAAATAAAAGAACTACTAAAAAGAGATGGTCCGTTAGCATTTTCTAAAAAAATTATTCAGTACGTACCTAATAAAAAGCAGCTAACATATTTTGAATGTAAGCACCTATTTATAAATGAAGTACTAGACTCTAGAAATAACTATATTAATGATAATATTCTAGGTAAGTTTTATAGAAAAGACTTCAACTTATGAAATTAAGAGATATAATTTTAAAAGAGAATAACGATTCATGTCCTGCAGCAACTCAAGACTTGATGTTAAATACTAAGAATAGAGATGCTTCTATAAAAGCAGAACATATTCAATACGGTCCACTAAATGTAAGTGAACCTGGTAGCTTTTGGAAAGACATCGCTAAATACTGGAATACTTCAGAAAAAGCAGCAAGACTATCTAACTGTAGTAACTGTGTAGCGTTTGATATATCTCCTAGAATGGAAGTGTGCATGCCTGGAGTTACTTCAGATGAAGATGGTAAGCTAGGTTACTGTTGGATGCACCACTTTAAATGTCACTCAGCCAGAAGTTGCAGAACATGGGCTAAAGGAGGACCAATAAATAAAGACTCTGTATCCCAGGAATGGCAACAGAGAAGTGAACAAAATTAATATTATGATTAAATTAAAGAACATTATCGGATACCCATCTTTAAAGTACCACTTAGACAATAAACTCTCTTTACATGAGCATGTCTACCGTTATAGCTCGGATGCCTTTATACAATTATTCAAAGAAGCGAGAGAAGCTCTTAGAGACGAAGCAATTGAATTAGAGGAAACTGATAAAGATCTTTTAGAAACAACAGATATAGGTGAATACGGTGACTATAATGGATTAAAAGTTCCATTAGACTTACCTATGGTATCATCTAATTATAATCCTCTGTTCGAAATAGGTAACGTTATCGATGAAATGATCGAAAATGAAGACCTAATCGACGAAGCAGCTTCTATAGACGAGATGATAGACTTTGATATGATCAAAGAACTAGTAGAGTCAATAGGGGGTAACATAAACATGGACAAATTAAGAAAAGCAGTTTCAATACAAAACGAAAGTTTTGACTATAATGGCTTTGAAATGCTTAAAGCGTCAGTTGATTACATACCCGAAGCTGATTACAGAGGTAAAAAGGTTGCTCTTAACAAACCTAAAAGAGGTGGAAGTAAAAAATTCTACGTCTACGTTAAGTCAAAGAAAGGAAATGTGAAGAAAGTATCTTTTGGAGATACTGGCCTTTCAGTTAAGTTTAAAAAGAAAGGTGCAAGAGCATCTTTTGCTGCACGTCATAAATGTGCAACTAAGAAAGATAAAACAAAAGCAGGTTATTGGTCTTGTAATATAGGCCGTTATTGGAAATCATTAGGTGGATCATCAAACTTCTCAGGATACTGGTAGACCTTACTCTGAACTTACAGAAGAAGGTTATGTTATAAGAGAGTTCTCTAGTAGTACTTCATCATTTGAATTAGTATGGCATAGAGATAAAGAAGATAGGTATGTTCAAGCCATAGGTAAAACGGACTGGGAGTTTCAACTAGACAACCAAATACCTCAAGTATTATCAGAAAACAAACTATTTATACCTAAAGAGACGTATCACCGTCTTATTAAAGGCTCTGGTAAATTAAAAGTTAAAATATATAAACTATGAAAACTAGAGACGATGAATGTGAATGCGGTAACTGCGGATGTGGTAACGGTTAAGTAAAATGAAACTATTAAATATTATTCTTAGCGAACGTTTAAAAGTAAACAATATTAGTATTAACTATACTAATTATGGAGATTTATATAGCGTTGTTGTAAATGGTGATAAGGTAGATAGAGACGAAGGTACTAAGTTAGTACATAAGTTAACTAAACTAGAAGTACCTTATTCATATGATGTTCAAGTAGTCGATGATATTTTAAATAAATTAAGTGATAAAGGTATTGAGGCTGACTCGTACGAAATGGATATAGATTAAAATTATGAAGTTATCAAAAATTATATTAGAGAAGAAAAAGATTGTACATCAATCAGAGTTAAATTTATCTGATAAAGATATTTCTAACCTTGCTGAAGCAATCTCAAGTAAGCTAGATGACTATCTTGATGTAGAGAATAAAGAACTACTTAACCAAACGGTTAAAGCAGCTATAGAGGAACTTACCATCTAATTAGTTGCATAGTCGAATAAAAGTTCTTATCTTATAGTAAAGATAACGGACTGGGTTATGGACTATACTTTCCTTTTAGGATCAATTGAAAATTTATTGGGCAAAAGCCACAAGAAGGCTAGAGGCAATCACGCTTTTCATTGTCCTTTCTGTAATCATAGGAAGCCAAAGCTAGAAATCAACATGGCTACTAATGAAAATGGAAAGAATCCATGGGAATGTTGGGTATGTGAAACTAAAGGTACAACTATAAGATCTTTATTATTTCAGCTCAAAACACCCAAAGCTCAATCAAATGAAATATTAAAATACCTACCAAAAGGATCACAAATAGAGTATAAGGGGATATCTATATTAGAGATACCTAAAGAGTATCAGCTACTATCTGATGCCTCTACAACATCAGTTATTGCTAACAATGTAAAGAAGTATTTATATGAACGAGGACTTTGCGACAATGATTTTATTAAATACCAAATTGGGTACTGCACATCTGGAGACTATGGAGGACGAATTATTATACCAAGTTATTCTGAATCCAATCAACTCAATTTTTTTATTGCAAGAACTTACGATGGAAACTACTTCAAATACAAGAATCCTGAAGTATCTAAAGACATAGTCTTTTTCGAAAACCTTATTAACTGGAATGCTCCTATAGTAATATGTGAAGGAGTATTTGATGCAATGGCTATAAGACGTAATGCTATACCTTTATTAGGTAAAAATATGGCGCAATCGTTATACAAGAAAATATTAATGAGCTCAACATCCGACGTATATGTTGCTCTAGATTCAGATGCTAGAAATAGAGCTCTACAAATATCAGAAAAATTACTTAACCAAGGTAAGCGAGTTTACCTAGTAGAGATGAAAGAAAAAGACCCTTCCGAAATGGGTTTTACATCATTTACTAAACATATCCAATCAGCACAAGAGTTAGACTTATCTAGTCTTATGGTGCACAAATTAGATCTATGATCAAACAAGGAATGAACATTCTAGAACAGAATGAGAAAAAGAGACTGGATTTCAATCCAGAATTAAAACAGATAAACTTTCTCGATAGGAGAGTTTACAAGAGAAGCGAAGGAGTATATTACCCGTCCGTAACTACAATACTCCAATATATGCCCAAGAATAAGTTTTTCGAGTCA